CCGCGACAAGACCTATGTCCTCGAAGGCAGGAGGGAAGTTTACCTGCGAATTAAAGACTACCTCGAACTGACGCCCGAGCAATTGGTAGAGCGTTTCACAAAGCCCGCTATAGGAGCACAAGGCAATGAACTACCTTAATCACCACACTGGACGGCCGCGATTTCATTTCGAGGATGGTGCCGCAGGAGGCGCGGCAGGCGGTGACGCCGCAGCGGCAGCAGCCGCAGCAGCAGCAGCCAGCGCCAAGGCATGGCACGAAGGCGTCGAGCCCGAAACCCTCGGCTTCTGGCAGAACAAGGGCTACGACCTCACAAGCCCTGTCAAACTCGCCAGCGCCATGACCAAGCAATACCGCGAGGCCGAAAAATTCATCGGCGTACCTTCAGATCAGGTGGTGAAACTGCCGAAGGCCGACGCCAAACCGGAGGACCTGCGCGCGTTCTACGAACGGTTGGGGGCCCCGAAGGAGGCCAAGGATTACGATCTCACCGCAGTCAAAGACCCTGCGATTGCCGACGTTCTTCGAGCAACAGCGTTCGAACGCGGCCTGAACAAGGATGCCACCACGGCGGTAGCGGCAGCAGTTGCGAAGGCGCTGGAATCGAAGGCCACCACCGACAACACGGTCGCCGCGCAAAAGCTCGCGGACGAAAAGACCAACCTTGCCAAGAACTGGGGCGACAAGTTCGACTTCAACCATTTGCAGGCGATGGAAGGCGCGCGCCGGCTCGGCATCACGCCGGAAGCGGTGAAAACCCTGGAAAACCAGATCGGCTACGCGGCGGTGATGGAGGCGATGCGCAAGATCGGCGCCAACACAAGAGAGGACACTTTCGTCGAGCGCGGCGCGTCCGGCACTGGCGACGTCACCACCCGCGAGGGCGCGATGGCGCGCAAGGCCGAACTTGAGGCCAACCCCGAATGGGCCAAGCGGTATCTCGCCGGCGGACAGACTGAGGCCCGCGAAATGACGCGGCTTATCACTATGATCGATGGAGCAACGTGATGACCATGACCGAGACTCCCGTCGAAACCCCGAAGAAAAAGCCGCGCAAGAAGCCGCGCCGCGCCTCGTTCCAAAAGCCAGCGGCTAAGGTTGCCTTCCCCGGCCTGACCGACAATTTCTGCGCGACCGCCTGCAACAAGGGCGGCTGCGTGATTTCGGGGCGGGACTATTGCGGCCACCCTTACAAGGGCGCGCTGCAGACCGCCGACATGGGCAACGCGGCTGCGCTGAACAGGCTCGCGCAGGCAAGGAAGCAACTGAAAATGGCTGTCGTGGACAAGCAGTTCACCTGACCGGCGGGTGCGTTGTTACGGTCGGCGGACCGTGCCACGTTCCCCATTGTTGAGACCCCGAGCGTACCCGGTCCCCGTAAGGACAAGTCCGGTTTCGGGATGATGTGACGGCCCCCGTAAAGGGCAAGGCTGAAGTTTGATGGTCCCCGCGCGATCTCATCGCATGGGCAAGACCGCTGACATCAACCCTTTGCAACTCACGGGATAGCCATGTCCGAGAACCTTCCCAAACTATTCACGACGCAATTCTCCACCGTGCTTGCGCTCAAGCTGCAGCAGCGGCAATCGAAGCTGCGCGGCCGGACGATGGAAGGCTTCCACGTCGGCAAGCAGGCTTCACCGATCCAGTACATCGGCGCAATCCAGATGAAGCCGCCGCAGGGCCGCTTCTCCCCGATCGGCCGGCAGGATGTCGACTTCACCCGGCGCTGGGTGGTCCCCGTCGATCGCGATGCCAACCAGCTCATCGACACCTTCGACAAGCTGAAAACCGCCATCGAACCCACCTCGCAATACTCCGATGTCGCAGCGGCAGCGGTCGCCCGCGAATGGGACGACAGGCTGATCGCGGCCGCGTTCGGCAATGCCACGCTCGGCACCGACGGCGCGAGCTTCACCACCGAGACCTGGGCCTCGATCTCGTCCTCGTGGTCGGTCGCCTCGACCTTCGGCTCAAGTGCGGCCTCCGGCCTCACGGTTGCGAAGATGATCGAAGCCAAACGCATCATGCGCAAGGCGCAGGTCGACATCGAAATGGAGCAACTGACCTGGATCACCAACAGCCAGGGTGAAAGCGACCTGCTCAACCAGGTGCAGGTGGTCTCATCCGATTTCAACGGCGACCGGCCGACGCTGGTCGACGGCAAGGTCACCCGCTTCATGGGCTGGGATATCGTCTATTCCGAGCGCCTCGCCTCGTCGTCCAACGTGCGGCAGAACATCGCGTTCGTCAAAAGTGGTCTCTACCTCGGGATCTGGAAGGACAGCGACAACAACATCAGCCAGCGCAACGACCTCTCGGGCCTGCCGTATCAGATTTACACCATGATGTCGTCGGGCGCGGTTCGGCTGGAGCCGGGCCGGCTATTGGAAGTCGATGCCGCCGATACCTCGGCCGCCGCCGACGTAACGCCGTAAGGAGCACGCACAATGGCAATCGATCACGTCAAATCACTTGCGATCACCAACCTCGACGCCTCTCCGGTCGTCCCCGTTACCGCCGGCGAGGGCACAGGTGCAACGCTCAACGCCGTCTCGTCTGGTGATGTGATTGGCGTCGCCTCGTCCTCGATCGCGGCGACCTACCAGTTTGTCCGTGTCGCTTCGAACTGCAAGATCAAGTCGCTGTTGTTTTCCTCGGAAGCGCAGGCCGCCGGCACCGTGAACCTCGGGCTGTACTACGCGACCGACGGGCTGGGCGGCAAACCGACCGCGCTGCTCTTGGCAAACACCATCAACGCGACGCTGTTCGCATCCGCGATCGCGGTGACGTCCGCCGTGACACAGCAGGAAGTGCTGGCGAATGCCTTCACGCCGCTGATGCGCAATCAGCCGCTGTGGCAGGCCGCGGGTCTCGCGTCCGATCCCGGCGGCGAGTTCGATATCGTCGGCACGCTTGCCGCTGCCTTGACTACCGGCACCGGCAAGATGGGCCTGACCGCCTACTACACGACATGAGGTAACGATGGCAGATCACTATGTTGCGCTCAACGATGGGGTCGAAGGGTTCAAATACTCCGACTTCATCACCGGCACGGCCACGACCGCCGGCACCAACCAGGTCGAACTGCGCGTGCAGGACGGCACCAACCTGACGCGGAAGGACATCCAGAACATGCTGGCCGCGTTCGAGCGCTTCTTCCAGAACGCGCAGCAATTCAGCGCGGCCGGCTTTCAGGTAACCCCATAACATGGCGCAGGACCGCTGGATCAACATCACGCTGGAAGCCAACCCGGCCAAGAAGAACGACCGGACCGAATACAACCACGGCCGCGCAATGGGCGGCTCGGCCGCCGGCGACATGACCGTTTCGTTCGACAGTGCGAAATTCACGTCGGTGGCCCTGCTTCAATCGGCCTGTGACGCCGCGCTTAAAATTGCGGCCGGGATAATGAAGGCTTGATATGGCGTTTCTTTCCGTCGTCGAATATGTCGGCCTGATGTCGCAGGGCCCCGGACTCGGACAGGTTCCGATCGAGCCGCCGGTTGCGAAATATCAGATCGTTAACACCGGCGCCAGCACGCAAGGCCCAGCCATCAACGCGAAAACGAAGGTCGTGAGGCTGCACGCCGATAGCATTTGTGCGGTCGAGATCGGCGCTAATCCAACGGCGGTGGCAGCCGGGGCCACCGGCTCCGGCCGTTTTGCCGCGAACCAAACCGAGTATCGGGGCATTCCGGCTGGCAGCGCGCTCATTATCGCGGCTGTTCTCAGCACATGATCACGCTCACCTAAGAGGCATTGATGCTTTCGCTTGTGCCGCTCGGAACGCCCGCAGAGACCGCTGCAGTGTCGTCGCTGCTGCAGATCATTGCCGATCCGGCTGCGGCGCAAAAGCGGCTTGATGAACTCAAAGCGGAAAAGCAGGCCGCGCTCGATGCACAGAAGGCCGTGCAGGAGGCGCGGGACAAACTCAAGGCCGAGCGAACCGCAGCGGCTGCCGATCTTGCCGCGCTGACCAAACAGCGCGAGACGGCGGCAGCCGAGCACAAGACCCGCACCAAGCAGATCACGGATCATGAAACCCTGCTCGACAGCCGGCGCGCGCAACTGGATGCCCATGATGCCGATGTGAAGCGGCGCGAAGCTGCGCTAGCAGCGGGCGAAGGGAACGTGAAGGCTCGGGAGGATGGATTTGCCGCCCGCGAGGAGGCCCTTGCCAGAGCCGAGAAGGCGGCCCAGGCGCTCAAGCTGGATACCGAGAAGAAGGCAGCCGCGATTGCCACGGCGCATGCGGCGCTGAGCGGGTCGAAGTAAATGGCGGCCTTCAACAAATTTAACGCCTTCGTCGCCGATCTGGACAACAAGGTCCATAATCTAGGCTCCGACACGCTCAAGATCATGCTGACCAACGTCGCGCCCGTCGCCACGAATGCGGTCAAGGCTGACATCACCGAAATCGCGGCCGGCAACGGCTACTCGGCAGGCGGCACGGCGGTCGGCATCACGTCGTCATCGCAAACGAGCGGCACCTATAAGCTGATCCCGAGCGGCAACGTGGTGTTCACCGCGTCCGGCGGCTCGATCGCAACCTTCCGCTATGCGGTGCTCTACAATTCCACGCCGGCCAGCGGCAACCTGATCGGCTGGTGGGATAGCGGCGCAGGCCAGGTCATCACCACGGGCAACACGTTCACGGTCGGCCTCGACGCGACCAACGGTATCCTGCAGGTGGCGTAATGCGATGCGCGTGGTATTGATCTATCTCGATAAAACCACGCACGAAATACGGCAAATTCGTTCTCTTGACGGCCCGCATCTTGAAAAATTTCACGGCGACGTTGACGGATGGGTTCGTATCCGTGCGCCAGACGATGTCTTTCCAGTCAGCGAAGCCGGCCAGCCACTTCACAGCCTATCCAACGTCGGGAATTATGTTGAAGGACTGACGGGTCGGCGCCCGCCTAACGCACTATGACGACCTTTATTTTTGTTGTCTCCGGGACGACAACGGGCTCACCCCCCGGCGACTACCAGGCAACTGGTAGCAAGTGGGACGTTATCGGCGGTGGTGGCGGCGGTTCGAATTCCGCAAAGAACGCCAACGCGGCGACGGGCGGCGGCGGCGGAGCCTGGGCCCAGATATTAGGCGTTACATGGTCAGCCGCTCAAACCTGCGCGATCGGGCTCGGCGGCACAGGCGGCACGACAGGCGGCACGGCCGGCACTAATGGTGGTGATACCTGGGTTCGTATCGACGGCGGCGGGACTGCACCAGCGAGCACAGCGCAAGGCGCTCTTGCCAAGGGCGGCACACATGGCGTTGTTGGAATAACCACGGGCGGCGCGGGTGGTGCGGTCGCCAGTTGTATCGGTACCAATAAAATTGCAGGTGGAGCAGGTGGTGGCACCGCCGATACCGGCTCCGGTGCGGGCGGTGGTGGTGGTGCCGGTGGTCAAGGCGTAGCGGGTACAGGCGTTGTCGGCGGCGCAGGAGCGCGGGATACCACGACGGGCGCAGGCTCGGGCGGTTCTGGTGGTGGCGCGAACGGTGGCGGCGCAATCGGAACAGCCGCGACGGGCACGGCCACCACGGGCGGCAAGGGCGGCAACTCGGTCGCTGCCGGAAACCAAACCGCGACCACGGGTCCGAATGGCGGCACGCTCGGCAATGCTGGCGGCACTGGCACGAACGGTGTTGGCGGCGGTGGTGGGGGTGGAGCTACCACGGGCGCTCCGGGAAATGGTGGCGCGGGTGCGCCAGGGGCGGAATACGACAGTACACATGGCGGCGGCGGCGGCGGCGGTGGTGGTGGTGGCGTAACCGCAGGTTCAAGCAATGCTGGCAACGGCGGCAACGGCGGCCTCTACGGCGGCGGCGGCGGTGGTGCGGGCGTCGTTGTCGGCGGCTCAGGTACCGATGGCGCGGGCGGCAACGGTGCGGCCGGCATTCTTGTTATTGCTTACACGCCAAGCGGCGGTGTCACGTTAACAGCAGCCTTCGGAAGTTTTGTCGAAACCGGAGAAGCCGCCACCTTCGACACGAATATGCCGGCCGCCTTCGGCAGCTTCACCCTGACCGGAGAGCCAGCAGCGCTTGGCCCCGGCATCGTTGCAGGCTTTGGCCCGTTCACCCTGACCGGTGAACCAGTCACTTTCGACACCGGCATGCCGGCGGCGTTCGGATCGTTTGGTCTGACTGGCGAGCCTGCGTCCTTGGGGCCGGGCATTGTAGCGGCGTTTGGTTCTTTCGCCCTGACGGGAGAAGCAGCGATCTTCGGCACCGGCATGCCGGCGGTCTCGGGCTCGTTCGTATTGACGGGCGAGCCGGTCATATTCGGAACAGGGATGTCGGGGGCTTCCGGTTCGTTCATCCTGACTGGCGAACCTGCGACGTTCGATATCGCCATGCCAGCCGCGTTCGGCTCCTTCACCCTCACGGGCGAACCCGTGACATTCTTCGGTGCCGGTTTCCTGACCGCCAGTTTTGGCTCGTTCATTGTCACCGGCAATGACGCCACCCTGACCGCCTCTGGTTCTGGAGCTGGCACGCTTCCGCATTCCGGCCTGTTCTTCGCTTCTCCGGGAGCGCTGACCAACCTGCCTTAGACGGGTGCGTTGCTGGGGGTGGCGGTTCCACCCATCGTCCGGTCATGGACGCCTTCGAGACCGCCACCGACATCGGAAATCGGGCCTGCGACCATTGGGGCGCGCTGCCGATCGATCCGACGCTGGGATTTTCGGAAACCTCCAAGGCGGCGCAGTTCTGCTCGCGCAATTACGACAAGCTGCGCCAGGCCGAACTGCGGGCCAATTACTGGAAATTCGCGCTGAAAACCGTGGTGCTGCGCCCGATCGGCCCGACCACCATGCTCTTGACCCCGGTGCTGTGGGGGTCGACCACGACCTATTTCCGGGGCTCCATCGTCACCGACGCCGGCGGGCATCTCTGGATCTCCAACATCCCGAACAATCTCGGTAACCAGCCCGAGGTGACGGCGTTCTGGGATGAATATTTCGGGCCGCTGACGGTCTCGCTGTTCGATCCGACCACGACCTATTCGGCAGGTGAACTGGTCTATACCGCCGCCGGTGACGGAACCAATCGCGTTTACCTGTCGCTGATCTCTGCCAATGCCGACGTTCCCAGTACAGCGACCGCCTATAGTGCGACCGTGACCTACTTCAGGGATCAGATCGTCACCTATCTGACCGTGCCCTACAAGAGCCTGATCGACCTTTCCATCAACCAGACGCCCTCGGCCTCTCCAGCGAATTGGGCCGTCGGAACGACCTACGCGATCAACAACCTCGTCAACGGCACCGATGGCGTCACCTATAAATCGCTCGGCAATGGCAATGTCGGCCACAACCCGGTCACCGACGGCGGGGTGAACTGGCAGAACACCGGCGTCCTGACGCCATGGACTTCGGTCTTTGTCGGGGGAACCGGCTCGCTCAACTGGCTGCAGATCGGCGGCGCCGAATTTCCCAATGGCGTGACGTTGCAGACCCTCAACACGATCTATCCGCTCGGCGCCGGCCCCAGCGACCAGGATGTCACCCGCAACGCCTTCCGCCTGCCGGCGGCCTTCCTGCGGCGCGCGCCGGACAATCAGAACACCTACCCCGGCGCGCTGGGTGGACCGACCGGCATCGGCTTTTCCGATTGGAATTTCGAGGGCCGCTATATCACTTCCGGCACGAACAGCACCATTACGCTGCGCTTTGTCGCCGATCTCGTCGACGTCACACAAATGGACCCGATGTTCTGCGAGGGGCTGGGCTTGCGGCTCGCCCTTGAAGGCGCCGAACTGGTCACACAGTCCGGCGAAAAGCAGACCACGATTGCGAGCAAATACAAGAAATTCAGGACGGATGCTGCTGTCATCGACGGGATCGAGCGCGGCGAGGAAGAACAGCCTGACGACGAGTACGTTACGGTACGGCTCTGATGGCCGCCGCGTCCTTCGAAATCTCACACTTCTCCGGCGGCATGTGGTCGAAGGCCGTTCAAGGCCGGATTGACCGGCCGGATTATCGCTTTGCGCTCAATGAATGCCTGAACTGGATCGTCAACGAGCAGGGCGCACTGGTGCCCCGGCCGGGCAACCGTTTTGCCATGACCACGCGCGGCGGCGCGCCCGGACGGGTGGTCTCCTTCGATTTCAAACAGGCCGCGCCTTACTCGATTGAACTGACCGCGGGCTTCATGCGGTTCTTTGCCGGGCCGAACCTGGTGATGACCAATGACGCGCAGGCCGTGATTGCGATTTCCGCCGCCAATCCCGCCGTGGTGCAGGTCCCCTCAAGCTGGCCGAGCGGAACGACCGTGATGTTTTCCGGGCTCGGGGCAAACAACCCGCTGCTGCAGAACCGGCAGTTCCTGACGACCTTTATCGACGCCAACAACATGTCGCTGCAGGATGCCCTGACCGGCACCAATATCGACGGTTCAACGCTGGGTGCCTTCGTTTCTGGCAATATCTCCCGCGTCTATGAGCTGGCCTCGCCCTACGTCGGCAACCTCTGGCAAACCATGCGGGCGGTGCAGGCCGATATCCCGACCTCGAATTCAACCACGCCGGGCGCGGTGCTGCTGCACAACGTCATCAAGCCGAGGGTGCTCCAGGTGACCGCGCCGCCCACGGCCAGCGCCGCCGCCACATTCTCGCTGGCGCCGGCGGTGTTCAAGGACGGACCTTATTTCGATCCCGTTCCCGGCGGCACGCTGGCGACGCCATCGGGCACCAGCGGCAACATCACGATCACGCTGTCCTTTGCCGCCTATGACACCACGCGCTCCTATTCGGTCGGCGATTACGTGACGTCGGCCGCCATCAATTACAAGTCGCTGAGCGACGCCAACTTGAACAACACGCCGGTCTCCAGCCCGTTGTTCTGGGTGCCGGTAGGAGCTGCCGACGCCATCGGGCCGAACGGGTTTACCGGCTCGGACATCGGCCGCCATATCCGGCTGTTCTCGGAACCTCCGATCTGGGACCCGGCCGCGACCTATGCCGCAACGCAGGTCGTCACCTATGGCGGGACCGGCAACTATCTGACGGGCGCGACCTACTGGCGCTCGCTGGTCGGGTCCAACATTGCTAACACCCCCGGCCTCGATCTGACCAAATGGCAGTTGCTGCCGAGCGCGCCATTGTGGACCTGGGGCCGCATCACGGGTTTAAGCAATATCATCTCGCGCGCGGCAGGCACAGCCTTCGGCGACATGACCTCGGGCGGGGGGCTGGCGGCGGCCTTCGATGGCGTGTTTTCGAAGGCCAGCGCGACCTCGGCCTTCAAGGTGATCACGGTCGGTGCGGGAGGCAGCAGGCCCGGCAGCGGCGGCGGGGGCGCCATCAATCCCGGCGATGTGTTCACGCTCGGCTCCTACATCGGCAAGAATTTCACCGGCTCGCCGCAGCAGATCGCGCAGGCCGTGATTTATCCGACCAGCGATCTCGGCGTCGGTGAAGGCTCGTTTTCCGAAAGCTCGCTGTCGGTCACGCTCAACCTCCGGGCCAAACAGACCGCGCCCTCGGGACAAAGCGACGGCACAATCCTGGGTACGGTGACCACGCTCAACACGGTTTCCCCAATCACGATCATCTCCAGCGATCTTGTGACCGCATGGAACTATGTCTGGATCGAGGAAGTGACGACGGCGGTCTCGTCCGCATCGCAGCCTGCCGGCGTCGTGAACAACCTGTTTGCCCAACTCTCGTTTGTCGGGCCGCCCGGCGCCGGTACAAGTCAAGGCGTCACCGTGCAGATCGTCGGCGATCCCTTGCCCTATACCGCATCGATCCACACCTGGCGCACCGGGCTTTTCAGCGACACCACGGGCTGGCCGACCTGCGGGACCTATCATGAGGGCAGGCTGTGGCTGTCCGGGGTGATCGCCAACCGGATCGATTCCTCGAAGTCGAACGACATCTTCAACTTTGCCCCGACCAATCCGGACGGTTCGGTCTCGTTCAATAATGGCATCAGCTACACCTTCAACGCGCCCGACATCAACCCGATTTTCTGGATGGTGCCGGACGCGCAGGGGATTGTCTGCGGTACGCAGGCCGGCGAATGGCTGGTGCAGGCGACCTCGCAAAACGTCCCGCTCTCGCCGACCACGATTCAGGCGCACCGCGTCACCACCAACCAGTGCGCCAATGTCGAGCCGCGCCGCACCGATCTCACGCTGGCCGTGGTGCAGAGCTACAGGCGCGAGCTATTGGAATATTTCGCCGACGTGTTTTCCGGCAAGTTCATGGCACAGGACCTGGCGTGGAGCGCCAAGCACCTGACCGCGACGTTCATGCAGGAAATCGCGTTTCAGGCGGAAACCGCCTCCATGATCTGGGCGCGCTGTGCCGACGGCTCGCTGATCGCGGTGACCTACAAGCGCGACACGCTGGCGTCCTCTCAGGAGCCGAAGATGAAGGGCTGGCACCGCCATACGCTGGGTTCGGGCCGCACGGTCGAGAGCATTACGATGGCGGCGACTTCGGACGGGCTGCTGCCGACGCTTGCGATGGTGACGACGGACGCGACCGGCATTCGTCACGTCGAGATGGCGACCAAGCTATCGGAGGAAACCGACACGCTTGCGAGTGCCTTCCTGCTCGACGATGCCGTCAATCCAACTTCGGTTTTGTCCAGCCTCGTTGCGGGCACAGGTTTTCCCTATGGCGGGTTGACATTGAACGGGCTCTGGCATCTCAACGGCAGCACGGTCACGGTATTTGCGGGCGGGCTCGACTGCGGCGATTTTGCCGTGACCAACGGCTCGCTGTTTGTGCCCTACGGCGACGGGGTATCCGCAGGCTCCGGTTCGGGGCTGTTCACTCAAGCCTTTGCGGCCGCATTGCCGCTCTCCCAGATCGTCATCGGCTTCGATTATAATTCGGACGGGCAACTGGTCCGCCCCGCACTGCCGCAGGACACCGGCGCACGCACGGGGCCAGGTATGGGCAAGACACGGCGCCAGCACCGCTATGCGATCCAGACCGTCAATTCGGCGGGCCTTTCCATCGGGACCGATTTTACGAAACTCCTGCCGATCCTGTTCAAGGACGCGAGCGGCAAGGCGATGGCCCCGCTCAATACTTATAGCGGCGTCTATCGCGACGAACTCAATGACAACTACAGTTATGACAGCATGATCGCGTTCCGCAGATCGCGGGGGCTTCCCGCAATCATTGCTGCAATCGGGGGATACCCCCATACGCAAGATTTATAGCCATGGCATTCGGCAACGCGACATTCACGGATATCAGCGGCGCGGTCAGCGATCTCTTTGCCGCAAGCGCCGATAAATCCAAGGCGCAAGGTTTGCGCTATAAGGCCGAGGGCGACCGGCTGGAGGGGCAGAATTACGACCTCGCCTCGACCTTGGCCTTGCAGAACAAGCAGTTCACGGAAACCTCGACCGCGATCAAGGAAGCCCAGCAGCAGCGCCAGCTCTATCAGGGAATGGGCGAGACCCAGGCCGATGTCGCGGCATCCGGGTTTTCGGCGTCCGGCTCCTCGATCGACATTCTCGCGGACAGTGCAAGGCAGGGCGCGCTGACCAAGGCCGTGCTGGGACAGCAGGGTCTGATCACGGAGGCGGGTTATCAGGAGCAGGCCGAGTCCTACCAGAACATGTCGAAGGCGGCATCCTTCGCCGTGCAGGCCGACCTGTCTGCTGCAGATGCTGCCGACAAGGCGGCAGAGGGCGCTGAGATCACTGGGGCCATCAAGGGCGTGGCCTCGTTCGCAACGCTGTTTACTAAATAGGAGAACGACTTGCCGCAAATCCGCTCCTATGAAGCGCCGCAGGGTCTCGATCTCAGGCCGACCGAAGTTGGCGTCGAGGCAACGGCTGCCGCGGCGCGCCGGATTGGCGGCTTTTACAATCAGGCTGCGGATGCGAAAAACACGGTCGCCAGCATCCAGAGCGATCTCGGCCGCAGGATAGGTTCAACCATCGAAGATGCAGGAGATGTCGCGGTCAAGTACGAGGATCACCGCGAGATCAGCGCGGGAGCGACGACCGGCACCGATGTCATCGCAAAGGCGAATACACAGTGGAACCAGATCGCGAAGAATGCCGACCCCAACGATCCATCGGTCGCGCAGAAATTTCTCACGGAAAATCTCGAACCCGCGCTTGATCAGTGGAAGTCCGGCTTCAATACCGAGAACAGCCAGAAGTGGGCGGACCAGTTCGCGGACCAATACCGCAAGCACATGTTCGAAAAGACGGCGGCGGATATGTCGACGCGGGCAGCCATCGCCGTACAGCAGAACGCGCGCACCACCGTCAATAATCTTTCCAGCGCGGTTGCCGCTGATCCGTCCTCGCTCGATTTTGCGATCAAGACCGTCGATCACACGCTCGGCGGCATGGCCGACTCTAGTCCGAACCTCACGCCCGAAGTATCGGCCAAGGTCAAGGCGGCGGTCACACAGGAGGCCAAGGAGAACATCGTCAAGGCCGCCGTGATGGGGATGATCCAGAAAAACCCCAACATCGACCTTGATCCGATCCAGCAGAAATATGGTGCTTTCATCACCGGCGCCGAGGTGAAGCAGTTCCAGAAGGCCGCCCAAACGCAAGCCAAGGTCGATGCCTATCACGAGCGATCGGCTGCAATCCTTGAGAAACAGCAGGCGGACCTGAAGGTGCACACCGACGCGAACCAGAACATCACCAAGAATGTCAAGATCAATCCGCAGGATGGCAGGCCGATCATCAATCCGCAGTATTTCGATGACGCACTTTCCATCGTGAAGAATAATCCTGGCGCGCCATCCGCCGCTGCAACCTTCCGAACGATGTACGATTGGGCGGAAAGCCAACTGACCAAGGAGACAAAGCCGGTCGACGATCCCGTGGTGAAACAGCAATTGACCGACCGCCTGTTCGATCCCGAGCATCCGACCACGGCGCTCGATCTGATGAAGGCGCAGACGCAAGGGAAGCTGAGCGATCACACATTCCAGTCGATGCACAGGCTTGTCACCGAATTGGAGACTTCGCCGCTCAAGGGGCCAGTATGGGAAACCACGCTTGCCGCCGCCAAAGACAAACTGATCCTCAACGTGCCAGGCATTCCGGGCCGGGATGACGTCGGCATTTCGAACTATTCGACCTTCATGCAATCCTTCGTTCCCCAATATTTGGCGAAGCAGCGCGCGGGCACGCTGGAGCCGAACGCACTCGATACCAAAAACCCCAACTCGATGATCTCGAAAGCGATGGAGCCGTTCAAGCGCACGCCGCAGCAGCGCATGCAAGATTATATTTCGGTGATGGGTGGGCTCGGCAGCAAGGCGTCTGCTCCCGCAGAGCCGCCACGGATCGCCAGCAAGGCTGAGTATGACAAACTCTCGGTCGGCACGGTTTACATCTCGGCCAAGGACGGCCAACGCTATGAGAAGCGCTGATGGAGACCGATGAATTCGGCGGTGTTGCCGTAGCCGACAAACCTGTGACCGATGAATTCGGCGGTGTTCGCGCGCAGGACAGCGCGCCCGGCGGCTTCGATACCGACGTTGCAAAAGCGGTTTATCCCTCGCTCGGTCCGATCCTGTCCGCGATGGGCCACGCCGCAAAGGACAACTGGGGCGATGCGCCGCTCGGCCTTTCACCCGATGCACGGAAATGGCTATCGGACAAAGGCGTGCTGGGACCGGGGGACGATTATAATCCGGCTCACGCCTTCAACGAGTTGGTGGCGCATACCCTCGTCGGCGCGGCGCAGATTGTCGGCCGCACGGGCTCGGCGGCGCTCGGCATGTATCAGGCTGGCGTTGCCGAGGCTGGCGCGCAGGTAGAGAAAACTCCGATCGGAAAAGAGATCAGCGCCGAGAAGCTGGGCCGCGATCTTGCTGCGATGCCAGAAGCGTTTTTCGGTACGCCGCATCCGATGGGGGTTCCGAAGCGGTTTCCGGAAGGCGAAACGCCACCCGTGCCAGCCGCAGAACCCGGCGCGCTGCCGCCCGTCATGGCAGAGGCCCGCGATCTCGGCGTGATCGGTCCTCCCAAGCCTGACATGACCGGGGCAAGCCCGGTCGAACGCGCTGATGCCGAAGTGCCGCGCACCATGGCGGCCGCGCGCAGCGATGACGTGATCCGAGGCGAGCCAACCCCCGAAAAGGCCGGCAACATCCGCCTCGACCAGATTGGCATCAACGCCGACGCCAAGGATGTGATCCTCGATGCTGCCAAGAACAATGACGATTTCAATCAGGCTCGGCAGGGCAATGTTCCGCTGGCGCAGGTAGAGAGCCTGTCCAATGCCTCGGGTGTGCCGTCGGAAACCCTGACCGGAAACGATGGTCTCGGCCGGCTCATGCACAACGATGCCGTGGTGCGGACGTGGTTGCAGGCGTTTCATCAGGCGACCGACGAGATCGCCGAGCAAATGCGCGTCGTGGCGAACAGCGGCGAGGAAACCGACATCGCCAAACTGCGCGAGATGAAGCTGCGGTTCCAGCACATGCAGGAACAGGTGTCGGGCCTGACCGCCGAAGCCGGCCGGACGCTCGGGGTGTTCCGCGAATTCTACGCCAACAAAGGCAAGGCCGAAATGCTCGGCAAGGTGCTGGAGGACAATCCGGGCCTTGACGCCGACAGCCTGAAGAAGCTGGCGGATGCCGGCAAGGGCCTCGACGATCCCGCCCAAGTCGCCCGTTTCATGCACGATTCCAACAAACCGAATTTTTGGGACAAGTACCTCTATTACTGGGTGAACGCGCTCATTTCGGGCGTCATCACGCACACAAAATATATCGGCGCCAACGCGGCGTTTGGGGCCTTTGAGGCCGGCGTCACGACGCCCATCGCCGGTGCCCTTGGGACGGCCCGCCGACTCGTTTCCGGCGGCAACGAGGGTGTCTACCTCGGGGAGACCGCTGCGCGCACCTGGGGC